GTTAATTACATTGTCTGCTGACAATTTCTTACGTGCATTAGTTTGTATTGCACTGAACAACTTGGCTAAATCTAATTCAGTTGTCTGACCAATAAGACTTGGTGCAGTAACTTTAAGATCCATCCTGTGATCAGACACAGTACGTAATGTACGCTCGGTTCCTTTGCTAGAAGACCGTGTATCTATTCTGCATACACAGTTGAAATATCTGCCTAGCTTTGTAGATAGTTTAGAACCTACGCTAGTTGGGTATGCTTTGGACACGCCCATGTCTCCTTCCATGTATTGCATATGCGTTGTAACAACCACGTTACAAGGCACTTCCGATCCTGTTATGTACTGTATGATATGTTGCACATCACGAGCCGCCGTTCCCCACTCGGGTTGCGACGCCTGGTCAGTTGATTTCTTGTTGTTGAAAACAAGAGCAGCACGAAGTGCAGCCTCGCCCATCAACGTCAAGCTATCGATAACCAACACATCTTTGTTAGTCCATTTAGAAACAGGACCGTATTCTTCATCTTCATCTTTCCAATTAGAAATTAAAGATGCACCCTTACGAAACGCCTCCGCTCTACCCATAGGATCTTTCAACGAAACATATGAAACGTTGTTGACACCCGTATCATTTAAGAACTCGGGTAAAATGTCTAAGCCGTTGTCGTAGTCTAAGATACGTAACTTGTATCCTGCGTTTGCAAGAGTGGCTAATGAAGCCGTCTTACCAGAGCCACTGTCTCCTACGAGTAGTAGCTTGGTTACATCTACTGATGTATGATTTTTTATACTTGCCATATTTGTCTCCTGTATTTTGTAATATTAGCATAATTAAAATTTTTGTCAAGAAGTTTTTAATCTTCGTCGTCCCAATTAATACTATCTAAATCTTCTGTGTATTTATCTTCTGCATCTGGCACCAATCTAAATGACATTACCGTTACAAAAATTGCAATGATAAAACCAAAGTGTGCTACCACTGTGATGCCAAACAAATACCAAGAAGAAAAGTATAAAGAAAATGTAATGCACCACATCCATGCAAGTAACTGCATAATCAAATGTCTTACGTTCTCATCTGGTACGTGACGCAATGGGTTTCTTCTATGATTCATGACACCATGCCATGACTCGCTTATAAATTGTCTCATGTATTCCTCCTAAATAATTCTTCTGCGTGTATCACTTCGCCT